CTCTCATTTGAACTACCCATTGATTACTGCCGAATGCTTCACCAGCATTAACTGCAATAAATCCTAAACCACTACCACCAGAAATAATTGATGATCCTCCATCTACATTGTTTCCTTCTTGATAATATCTTTGACATCTTAATAAATTATCTCCATAACTTTCGTGCTGGAAAGGCGGTAAAGTTGTAGATGAATATTCGCCTACTTCTAATTGAACACCTGTAATCCAAAAATTATTTGATGTGCTATCTAACCCATTAACTTGATTTGATGTTGACATTTTATCACTTCCAGCAACCCAAGTATTATTAGTAGCGTGAAAATTACTTCCTGCCGTTAAAGTAAATCCAATTCTAAAACCAGCAGCATTTGAATTAACGATTGCACCTGCTGAACTAGTTATTAGAGAAGTGCTTCCTGCTGTTGGAGATAAATTTATTACTTTTTTCTCCCAGGTACTAGCTGATGAAATTGTGTATTCTATTGGTGTTTCATATCTTGTTTCACTACCTGCTTCTTTAACAAAACGAATACAATATGTGCCAGTTTTAACTGCTTTAACCCAAAAAGATAAAGTTAAATTTTCAGCATTTGAAGTACCATATTTTAATATTTGTAAATCTTGACCTTCAAAAAACCCAATCAGGGCAGCATATTGAGCTGCTCCTATTGAAGCATCTGCGGTTGTGCAATCAATTTTTAATGATTTAGTAAAGTTATATCCACTTGGAACATCAGTATCTTGTGTAACCGTGACTGCACCATCGGTGCTTTCATCCATCGTCCATCTATCAAGAGTGTAACCATTGGATGTAAATGAAGTGGCTCTTTGAGATATGGCCATATCACCATTTATAATTATTGGTTTTGCATTAGGTCTATTTCTAACAGACCCTCCTCCATCAGTATCAACAATATGTGAACCTGCTAAAGCAGTAAATGTATTTGCTGTAAATGTAAAATCATCAGCACCAGAAATCTCAATATCTATTTGGTCATCCGTTGGTGCAGAAATTGTTGTATCGCCATCAGCGTCTATAATTAAACCATCAGCAACACCATTCATATCTATTGTAGAACTTGCTGAAATGGTAGTAGCAGTTAATGCCTGAGCAGCGATTGTGCTACCAGATTGTGCTGTTAATGTATTTGCAGTAAACTGAAAATCATCAGCACCTGCAATCTTAATATCTATTTGGTCGTCTGTATCGGCAGTAATTGTTGTATCGCCATCAGCGTCAAGTGCTAATTCAGAACCTTTTAAATCTGTTTGTTTAGCAAAAGCTTCATTACTAAATGAAGTAATTACATATATTGCAGCTGAACTTGCTGGTGCAGCTGAAAATGTAATTCTTTTTAAATCACCTGAACCATCGTTACCTAGGGTATAAGCTTTTCCTGAACCTGGTTCTTGTCTTACATTGTCTATAAACACCTGCAAAGCATTTTCGCCGCCTGCAGGAACTATGTTTGCTAAATCGAATGTAGTTGTAGAACCGTCACCAGTAAAAGAATCTTTTGTAGGTGCCCTTCTAAATACCGTATTAGGTTTTGCGCCAATATATGCCATTTAATTACTCCTTACACATCCTCTAAAACTGAAACGGTTACATCTAGGGCACTAGCAGCACTTGCTAGAGCTTCTAAATTATCCGCATTTGAACCATCGTTCATTAGTACCAACTTATTACCAGACATAATTTCTAATGATGAGCCGGCAGGGATACTTGCATCCTTAACGATATAGACATCATTTGATCCATCTTCATTGTCTAAAAATACACTTGCTGTTATACCAGCAGATGATTTATTACACATTGTTATACCAATAACGATTGACTCAAGAGCTGCTGACCCACTACCTGCAGGAACAGCGTAAATCGTTGAATTACTGCTATTACTGACATTTGGGGTACATATTCTTTTGAAATCGTTAGCCATTTTGTCTCCTTATTTATTACTATTTATAATATTATCCTAGCGCAACTGCCTGAGCAATTGCGAAAGCGTTTGTTGCTAAACCTACATTAGCAGTTGTTATTTTCTTCATTGTTCCACCATCATCAATTAAAATAAAATCAACATCGGTAGAAGTCGTAGTTGTTGCAGGTGCATCCGAATTTCCAGTAGTTAATATCGTTCCTGTTGCAGCTGGAAGTGTTACCGTCACATCACCAGTAGCAGCAGGTCCTATTAATGTGACTTTATTCGTTCCATTATCAGAATCTTCATAAAATTCTAAATAACCTGCACTTGTATCCGCATTTTTTAAAGCGGCACCTGTGTTAATTGTTGGACTTGTTAAAGTTTTATTTGAAAGCGTTTCAGTAGCGTCAAGTAATGAAACCGTACCAGTTAAATTCGGTAAAGTTATCGTTCTATCTGCTGTTGGGTCTACTACTGCTAAAGTTGTTTCGTAAGCGTCAGCAGTTGCACCCTCAAAAACAATAGAACCTGTAAATACAGAAGTTCCTGCAGAAATAGCGCCAACTTCCGTATTTAATAATACGACAGCTTCTATTAAATCCGTAGCGGATGCAATAGTGCCTGAAGCACCAGTAATACTCGCAATATCACCGACATCAGTTGCAAGACTATTAAATGTAGTCCTTAATGTGCCTAATGTATCCGTTGTTGCTACACTTCTATCTGCCATTTAAATTTTCCTTAATTAAATTTTTAATTTCTATCATTTCTGCTTTTAAAGTATTTATTTCTCTTACTACACCTCTTAATTCATCATCTTTTTTAGCTTGTCTTTGTTTTCTTGCCATATAACGAGCATAAGCATCCGAATCAACATTTACAATTGCTTGAGTCTTTAAATCTCTAACTAAATTTGAATGTCCTTCTACTCTTGCTATTTTATCTACACTCATTTTATACCGCCAATGCAATTCCTCTCATATCTTTTAATAAAGGAGGATATGAACTATTTGTTCCTGTCATAACAACTTTTAATTGAAATGCTGTAAATTCTGCTATACCACTATCACTCCATTGATGCTCTTTAAATGTAAATCTATCATCCGATGGTACCACAGCACTATCTGGAGTTCCGTCAGAATTAAATGCTGTCCAAGCAACATCTCCTAACTTTCTAGCATCCTCAGCACTTGTCACCCTATAATACATTTTACAAGCAGAAGTTGAAGGAATACTTGCAGACATCCTAATATCTAAAGCTGTAGCATTATTTGTTAAAATGACAGGTCTAGTTATATATTTTGCAGCTGCACTTCCACCACTATTTGCTGTTTCTGCTGTATAATCTGGTGTTGTTCCTGAAACAGGATTATTTAATCTATTTTGAATTAAAAATAAACTCATTCTTTTTGTATCAATAACAGGTGATAAATTATTTACTGGTGATGACATTGATATAGTCATTGTGAAAGATTTACTTCCTGACATTTCATTTGTTTCATTAATTGCAGAAGCAACCATACCAGGTGCTTCCATATAATAATCTTCATTAAGATTTATTGCTCTTGCCTTAGCCGCAGCCTCTAAACTATATTCTGTTTCTGAAGATTCAAGTGTTCTTCCTCCAGTTGTTCTCATAGTTGAAGTTAATGTAGTTCCTGGTGGAAGCATATTACCAACACAAGGTTGTATTACATCATACAAGATATTTCTTGTTGCAGTTACCGTTGTTGAACCAATATCTCCTGAAGAACTTGCAGTATCCGAACTTTGAGCAGTTATTGTATATGAATCTAATTTAATATTTCCAATTGTTGTATATGTTCCATTAATATTTGAATGTGCAATTCCATTATGTGAACCAGACGCCACTCCTGCAATAGTCACATTTGCTGATGTGCTATGCATACCGTGATTTTTATGATAAACGGTTAATGAAGCTGACCCACTTGTTGTTGTAATTGGATTAGTCTTACTTAAAGTTTTTACTGGCAATTCATCATTAACAAGATAAACATTTCCTGTTGTATCAGTTGTAAAACTACAACGATTAATAATAAATTTAATATCTTCCATTTGTTCTGCTGTCCAAGTTCCACCATTTTGTGACTTAAACATACCACCAAATACAGGTTGTTTTGAAATCAATCTATTACCATCTAAAGTTTTTTGTCCTAGTCTAGCAGTATAAATTGTGTAATCAGGTGAATTACTTTTTGCAACAAAACAATATTCAGTTTTATCTTTTAAGAATACTGGACTTGGGAAAGTAAATGTGGTACCCGAACTACCATCCGTTGAAGTGTTTACACTTGAAGCGTTTATAAAAACTTGACCAAATGGTACAATTGTATCAGTTGGATAACCATTATTCATTGTTCGTATTTGAACTTGAACTGGTGTATTAGTTGCCTTACTAGAAAAATATAAGGTAACACTATTAATAAATACACCATCTTCTTGATTAACGGTGAATGATTGTGCCACTGGATCTGGATTGTGGTGCATATGTCCATGCACATTTTGTTGTGTGATTGATGAAACCCTTTGAGCTGTCCTTGTAATTGTTTGTGTTTGTTGAACATTTTGCCTTTGAACTTGTGCCTCTCTAGTTGAAAGAATTGTTTCCTGAACATTTTGAACCATTCCTTTTGCATTATAATTTGCTTCACCAGAACTAAAAACATCTCCTGTCATAGTATTTGTTGAACTAGTTGTCAATCTAAATGTTCGACTTCCTGTTCTCCATTTAGGATTACTTGTATTAGTAGGGTCAGGTATTGCAAAAGTTCCTGAACACTCTCCTTTAGAGTCAGTTGTTAAAGCTGCACCTGCTGTTGAACCTGTTGGAGTGACATAAGTTGAAACATCTACTCCATCAAAGAAAGGATAAAGTCTTGTATTTGGTTTCATATCTTGAGCAGTAAAGGCAACATCTCTTGACCTGATAAATGGTGCAAATGCCACACTAACTACTCTATCACCTAGACTTGTTCTTACAGCATTAGGAACCATAGCGGTACGAACACCTGAACGCTGTTGACCTACTCTTTGTTCTGTATTAATTGTTGTTTGGACTATTCTTCTATTACCAGCCCTCCATGCATCCACTCGTCTGCTAGTTTCTCTAACTGAACCTGCCCAAGTATCATTCCAGTTGCCCCAAACGGTACCAAGGTTTAAATCTAATACACCTGCAGAAGCAAGGGATGTTAATGTATCAAATGTTCCTGGCAAATTAACTTGCATATCAGGTTGTTCTTCAGTTTCCATCCATTCATCTATTTCTGGTGTCAATGTAATTGTTCCAATATAATCTATAACATTATATGGTTGCAAATTAACCGTAGTGCTTGCATATGGTTGTTCAATAAAGCTAGCACTTGTATATGGTAAAGTAATTAAATCACCAGTTTTTTGATAACCATTTGTTGTTCTAACAGCGTCTGTAACCGTTGTGCTTAATGCTGAAGTTGATTCAACTAAAGCTGCATTGTCTTGATGAAATGCAGGTCTTAATTCTCCTTCAGACATATCCATTGAAACTGAATAATCGTTATCGGTGACATCAGCAATTCCGTGTCCTGTAAAGTTATCTACAATAATTCCATTTTTAAATCTATCCATACCATCAGCGTCTTGTATTTGCATATTTTGTGCTTCTGATTCTAATAAAGATAATTGAGTATAATATTCAATACTTTCTAATCGTCTTTCTAAACGACCAATATCTCTCATTGTATATCGTCTATTATCGATAGGTGTTATTTCAACATCGCTAGTTTTAAAAGTATATGCAGGAGTAAATAGTCTATACAACAGCATAGCGTCTTTTATGCCTTCAGGTTCACTAGGTTCAAGAGCTGAAGAACCTTTAACAACATTAAAACTTCCAGTAGATGATAAATATATTTTATCTCTACGACTTAAATAATATTCTAAATCAGCAGTTAAATCGGAATTAATTTTCATTACCTCAATAGTTGAAGCACCAGAGCCATCAAATGACCTATCTACTCCACCAGAATTAATTGTTGAAGCGTCATCTACTCTTGGTCTGAAATCTAAACAATCTCTTAATTCAAATTTTTCACCAGTCACATCCGAAGTATAAGATGGAATATCTCCATAATCAATACCTGAATAACTATCTACACTAAAGAAGTTTCCAGTACCGTGTGAAAAATAACTATATGTAATTAATAATCTTCCTGTTGGAGCTTGAGCACCTGGTTTTCTTACAAGTCTTGAAATATCATAAAAGTTATCTCTTTGTCCTGTATCTAAATCAAATCTATTTGTAATATCTGTATGACTTGTTGTTGCAGCCGTGCTAAAGTCAGGTGCCATATAAACCGAATCTAATGAATACACATCTGCTACTCCAATACTAACGGTTGTTGCTGTTGCAAGTGCTTGAGTATTTACGGTTGCTGTTTGTGAAGTATTTGCAGTTTTTGTTTTCTGACTTTGAACTGAAGCAGAAATAGTTGCTGTAACCTTTATCTTATGTCCATTGAAACCACTTCCTAAATCTAATGCTACGGTTTTACCAGTAGGTGAACCGCCAAGCGTATAATCACCTGAACTTCCTAAAGTTAAAACATCTCCAACAGCACCAGTACCACCAGAACCTGTGGACATAATTGAAGCAATAAAGTCTGTATCTGAATGTGCAACAAAAACTTCATTTGTTCCTGCAGTTAATGTTGCAGTTCCAGAACTTGAAAGGGTTGTGACAAATTGCCTACGAATTTTTAAACTTGAATCACTAGCACCACTATTGTCTGTTGTTAGTAAAGTTTTAACAACATCATAAGGCATTTTATATAATGCTCTATCATTTGTTGAATCCTGCATTTTGGTTCTTCTTCGAGTAGCAATTGCTTTTGTGCTAACATCTGAACCACCAACAGCAGCTGTTAATTCTAATTCTGTATCTGATTTAATACTCTCAACTATAGCAGTATTTGTTGTATTAGCGTCATCTATCCATTGGATTGAATCACCTATTAATAATTCACTTTGAAATTTTGTTCCATTACCATATAAAACGGTTACACTATTTGCTATTGTAATCGTTCCAGTCAATGTCTTATGGACACCATAAGTTGAAGTTAAATCAACATCGGAAGTAAAGATAGGACTTCCTGCCATTGAAATACCTTTTACTTGATTAAATTTCTTTTGTTGGAATGATTTTTGATTGTATGCACTATATGCTACCGTTGCGGTTACACTTGAAGATCCGCCAGTAATTGTTTCGCCTTCAGCAAAAGTTCCTTTTACATTTGAAAGAACTACTATATCTGATTTTGCAAGACCACCAGAACCTGAATAAGCACTATAACCAGAACCATTAACGGTTGCAGGTTGTGTTCCTGCTGTATCTCCTATGGTTGCACTTGAAGCTTGGAATAATTTAAATGTTGTGGCAGTAGGATCCGTGCAAGTCCAAGTAGCGTTAATATCTGTTATACCAGAAACACCTGAAATGGTTACTTGTTGTCCATCTTTAAATTTATGACCACCTGAACAAGTCACTACTACAGGATTAGCTTGTGTTGCACCAGTAACCGTTGCTGAACCAGCAGACGATATACTTTCTAAAATACCAGTTGCACCTGAAGTTCCTCCAGTCACTATTTCTCCATTTGTCCAAGAACCTGAAGCAGCACCTACGGTACTGATATGAGCAAACATTTCTACATCAAACAAATAATGTTTAAATGTATTACTTGTTGTTCCTGAATTTGATAAGAAAACGGTTGACGCTGTACCAGCGTTGTATTCTATTGCTCTTGATTTTGCACGACCAATTTGATAAACGGTTGCACCACTATCAGTATGAGCAGTTCCTCTTGTATGAAGTGTATCTTGTAATTTTAATGTTTTATATGCTTCAGTTTCTCCACTAACAAACCCAACATCAGGCATATTATAAAGTGAAGTAATATTAACATAAGGAACTTTTTCAAATCTTGTTATCGAGCCACTTGCTGTATTAAAATCTCTTGCTTTATCAAGGTCAATATAAGTTGTGCCGTGTTTTTCAATTTCATATCCTTTAACATAAGCTTTACCTTGTGAAAGACCTAATGCTAACATAGCTTCTGAAGCTTCATTACCATCTGATGATGTTTCGCCACTTGCATTTATACCACGGTTTGTTCCAGATAATAAATGTTCTCTTACATCCAAATCAAATCTTCTTACAGCATAATCACCACTTTCGTCAAATGTTCTTCTTGCTAAAGTATCTTCTACAATTGAATATTCAGTTTTGTAAACCTTTTCAATAACTTGACCACCATCTATTCTCATCAATTCAACAAAACTAGAATCAGCAGTTGATGTTAATGCTAATTTAGCAAGTGTTAAATCTATTTTAAATCTATGTGAGCCAGTTGCATTGGCATTTGATGAGCCAGTTGCATTATCTAATAAACTTGTATCATCCGAAGATGTTTCAAAAGTTTCTACAATGGTAAATCCAACTCTAAAACTTGCTGTTGATGTATATTTGTCTAATATTACGGTTTGTTGGTCGTTATTAACAAAAAACCCATTAACATAATATGTTCCAGCATCCACATGGACAGCAGAACCTACTGCTGTTGTATCACAAACAGCAGTCATAGCATCAGCGTGACCACTTGTTAATGTTTCACCATCAGTAAATGTTTCACTTACATTATCAGTACCAGCGTCATTATATTTAACAAATAAAGTATCAGGGTCTGTTCCATCAGTAGCAACAAAATTTACAACCTCAGCTTTAACACCAGATGTTCCGCCTGTTAAAGTATTGCCATTAAAATTCGCTAATGTTCCTGTGAAGGAAGTTAATTTTACTGCATAATAGTGAGGATCATAAGAAACATTTCCAGGTATAACCATAGCACCATGCTCGAAAAGATGGTCTCCTATTTTTTCAAGTTGATTTTGTAATATACTTTGTTGAGTTGTTAGTTCCCTTGCCTGAACTGCATATCCAGGTCTATATAAGACTCTATGAAATTTTTTACTTTCAGTATAATCATCATAATATGGACTAACATTAAAATCAGTTTTTGATGGCATTATTTTCCTCTATTTAAAATTCAATAATCAATTTTATATTTTCTGTTTGGTCAGCCGCCCTTGTTATAGGACTTCTTTGTTCGATATAAATTATATCTCCTGAATCTGGTTGAACTTCCGGATTTGCATAACCCGAAGTTGTTGCAACACCATTAGTGGTACCCGAACTAGAAGCAGGTGTTAAAGTTGCACTTGAACTTTGACCTGTTATAGTATTTGTACCAGAAAATGCTGTTAAATTACCATTACTATCTGTCCCTACATCCGGGAATCTAGTTTGAACATAATGAAGTAATTTGTTTGTTGAATCCCACTCTACTACTTTACCAACAGCGCCTGTGGATGCTTGATTAATTTCTTCATCTACGGTAAATGTTCCTGACGAAGCAGAACCGTGAACCACTTTCACAGCTCTTAAAGTTGAAGCTGTTGAAACGGTTGATGTTCCATAGTTGGTACAATCTCTTACTAAACCAATTCTTCTAAAATCATTTGATACGGTTATGTCGGATGTTCCTTCTAAACCAACAAGTGATTTATTTAACATTACATAATATCCGCCTAATTCTTTTACGGCATCTTTACCGTGACCACCTTTTGGTGGAATAATAACCGTTAAGTTTGAACCCGAACCAGCACCACCAGCATTTGTAGCAGCGATGATATCAGCATCCCTAATATATGCAAAAGTATATCCTGTTCCTGCAGTTGTAACCGTTGCAGTAGCAACAGCACCACCAGAAATTGTTACCGAACATACTCCGCCAGAACCATCACCACGAATTGGGATTGCACTAATTGTTGAACCTGAAGATGTATTAAAACTTGAACCACCAGCTGTAACCACTATTGTATCTAACGCACCATCTACGGCAGCAGCAGAAACGGTAGAGTCAGTAGAAACATGGTGGAAATCTGTTGATTTGAAATTAATTGCTTCAGAAGCAGTTAATGAATACATATATTTCCATTTATAACTATCAGCAGTTGAATGTATAGCACTTGAAGTTGAAGTCGGTTCAGTTGTTGAAGCGGCCCCACTATTATTCCATATACATTTATAAACATCATTGTTGCTGTTAATTACAAAATAAGTAGCGTCAAATAAATTTGTTGCACCACTAGTTGAAGTTGTTCCTGATGAAATATCGTGTCTGTAATAATCATAAACGGTTCCTGTAGTCCAGTCCCTTCTAGGTATTACATATGATACATCAGTTGAAGCTATTAGTTTTAAGCCAATCATATCATCCCAAGAATAAAATTCTGCACCCATATCATCATTAGGTGTAGGAGGAGCTGTATCAGTTCCTTCATTTATTGATTGTCCTTGGGGATCGGCGTCAGTCGCCCAAGCGTGTGGTCGACCTATGAATAAATAATATGTCGTTTTTGCAGATTCCGAAAATGATTCGTAGAACTGCTCAGCATTATTTATCCTGAATTTGTTTGTTATTATTGCTGCCATTGTTTTAATCCCATTAATTTAGAGTTTTTTAATGTTTCTCCTTATTATTTATAAACTATTTATAAACATTATGTAGGTGTTGAGGTAACCTCGCATGGAAATGCTAAATTTGTTTTCATCCTATCAGTTGATAAAGAACCTTCAATATCCCCAAATCTTACGGTTTCACCATCTACACTTGTGCTACCTGTACCTATAAATCTTAAAGTATCCCAATCAGTTTGTTGAGTTGGGAAAGATTCGCCTTCTTCTAATTGTAGTAATCCTTGACTTGTTCCGTGTTCCAATTCAATTTCACCCTTACCTGCTTGAGTTCCTTTTTCTAATTGAATTCCGTCTGTTGGAACATATGCAGAAAGAGCAAATTTATTGATTGTTTTAAAACTAGGACCAACATATGCATACCCTTGATTTACAGAAGTTCCTCTTGCCGTCAATCCTATTGACCTAGAACCAGCCTGCATTTTTAATTGAATTTCTTGTTTTAAATCTAAATCTCTAGTTGACGCTGAGAACGGTGCTGTATGAGTTGCCGTTGTCATATCTCCATCTTCACCTGTTCTAACTTGTAAAGATGTTCGTTTAGTAGTTCCGTCAGTAGTTGTTCCTAATCGTCTTCCGAAGATTGTCTGGAATAAAGTATTAACAACACTAAAGATTGGACTATCAGAAACGCCAGATGTAATTCCTGATACTGGAGTTGATATTTGAGCCGATACTTGTGTTGCAATATTAACCTCTCCAGTCACATAGAAACCAGATGGGTGCATAGCTCGTTTAAATGAATCTCTCCATTTAGTAATACTTTCACCAACCTTTATTACATAAGAATAATCTTGATAATATAAACTATCTTGAACTTTTTTAGAACTTTCAGAAATCCATCCATCTTGATTAATATATTTTCCTGATGTAGTAACCTTTGTATCAATTGCTGTTGTTGCTGTTAATGTATCTGCTTTTGCTACAACCGCTGTTGTGCTTCCAGAAAATGTAACCGTATCTCCAACTTCTAATTCATCTGTTGTTGCTGTATATTTTAAAAGAGGAGCTGAATAAGATGTTACCGTACCAGTTGCACCACTTACATTACTTGTAAATGTTTCATCAGCACTTATACTACCTGAAGCAGATTTAAGAACCGCATATTTTGGAAATGCCAAAGTTGGCGCTGATGTATAATTAATTCCATGTTCAATAATTTTTAATGATGTAGCAGCACCTATTTCTGCACCAAAAGGTATTACGGTACCACTCGAACCAGGAAATGCAGCTTCATCTACTAATAAACCACCTGCCTCTAATTCAATACGACCTGCACCATCGTTACCATCATCGGTTGCATCCTGTAATTCAATATATCTATCGCCAGAAATTGTTGCTGTTGGTAAAGTTGTATAACCAGACCCACTTGCAATCATTCTAACATCCGTAATTTCACCGTTATGATTTCCTATTTCTTGAACAATTTTATTTCCATCATAAGGGTCATTTCTTGTTGTAGCATCCTCTAAAACAATATGGTCAGTTGCTTCCATATCATAAGGTAAATCTACAGCAGAATCTTGTAATAAAATATATGACCTTGTTGCTGATGTGCTTTCATCTGATTCAGATAATAATTGTCCACTATCATCTTCTAATTGTATTTCACTTCTTAATAGTTGGTCAACCGTGCTTTCATCTAAAAGTTTTCCTCCTGCACCACCATCAACAGCCGTTTCTAAAAGTAAATCACCTGTTCCACCATTATCTATTGTTCCTGTTTCTAATTCTGTATGAACTGCTAAACTACCAGTTTCAGGAGCAAATCCACCACCAACAACTGAAACTTTTGCCTCAGCAGTTCCTGAACTAAATGTTAATGTATCGCCAGCAGCATATGCTGTTCCAGCAGCATTAACAATAACCTCATCAACGCCACCTTCTTTAATATCTCCAACTTGAACACGAGCACCTGAACCTGCACCGCCACTAATTGTTGCTTCATCACCAACGGTTAATGTATTTCCATCATTTGTAATTGTTGTAGATGAAGGAACAGAAGCAATAGTTAATTTTACTTTACGAGTTGAATCAGCATTACTTACACCACTTAAAACTTCACCCCTTACAAAAGTTCCTGTTGTTGTATCCTTATTAATTGCAATTTCAATAACCTCAACTGCACCTTCTTGAAACTTGGTAACATTTTCTACAATTGCTGTTGCTAAATTAATATCATCATCCGAAGGGTCATTTGCTTGTGAAACTTCTTGACCAATTAATTCATTTGGGTCATCTACTGATTGAGCAGCTGTTTGTGTGCAACGAATAAAAGTATCGCTGGACCAATTTCCATCAGAAACCCGAAGCATATCTTTTGTTGGTAAATATACATCAGCACTTTCATTTAACAACATTCTGAAAAATGTTTTATGTCCTCTTGCTGTTCCTTTTGCTCTATAAAGTGATTTAATATTTTTAATTAATTTTCTATTATCTAACGAATCATCTGTATCTTTTGGAATTGTTTGTAAAAATTCATTCCTCATTTGTGTAAGGAAATCTTCAATCGTATGGTCAGGGTCAGAATAATTTGTAAGTTGTTGGATATTCTCTACAGGATTAGCTCTATACTTGGAAACTTTTGCTGTTGCACCTGATGTTCCGCCAGTAATTGTTTCACCAGTAATAAATCCATTATTTGCAGAAATAAACAATCTTGAATTGCCATTAATATCTTCAGCTAAAACGGTTGCTGTTGCACCTGATGTTCCGCCAGTAATTGTTTCGTCTTTTTGAAATGAAGAACCAAAAGTATTTTCTTCTTGAACTATTTTTGAGCCTGTATCACTTTTATTAACATCCGTACCATCTAATAAAAGGAAACTTTCTGTATCGGTTTCTGTTTCTAATAAAATTTGGTCAATTGCAGTAATTGTGTCTAATTGCAATTCAGCAGATTCCATAAACAAGTAATAATGTTTAATGAACTCTAAAAACTTTGGATGGTCCGCTAAAACAAATTCAGGAGCCTGCTGTTTGACTAGGGAGGATAGTTTTCTTTTGTTTGTCTTTTTATAAGTTGCCATGGTTATCCATTATGATGAATAACTGCTACTAGTTGTGTATGATGTTCCTGCCTGAGCAGAGCCACTTGCTATTGTATCTACTTCACCAGTAACCGTTGAGTTAGTTGTATCTATTTCTAAAATTTGATTTCTTACAGGCACAATATCATTAGAATTTGGTATTACAAACACTCTTACTTTTGTGCTAGTTGCACCATCAACATTTGAAATACTTGTTAAATGAGCCGATGTTAAAACAATTTCTCCATTAGTATAATCAATTGTACCATAAGTTGAACTTGTATAGACTCTTGTTGTGCCACTTAAATAATATGCACGGATATTTCCTTCACCATCATCATCAAGGAAATGTTCATTTGCAGAACTATCATCATTAATTTTAAATCCAGTTGAAGAAACAATACCACCGCCACTTGCATTATGACCGCTATGTGGGTTATAAAATTTATTATTATATGAAATTGTATATTTTAATGCAGAATTTAAAGTCGGTGTGAAATACTTATACAATTTAACCGTAGTTATATTTGATAAAACGGATGTATCAGTATCATCAATCTTTTTACTTAATTCTGAATGTCTAAAAACACCAGTAAAATTTTGTAGTGTATCTACACTATAATTTGAAATAGTAGTTAAAATATTTGTTTGAAGTGTGGTAACATCCTTTGTGGTTAAAGAAGAATTATATTTAAAATTACTATTAAGTGTTAAATAAGTTGTTTCTGGATCCACAATTATTGGTGTCACCGAAGCAACTGAATATCTTCCTAAATCTGTCACAATAGAATTTTTAGTTGCTGTTGTTAAGTTTGCACCTGACTTTGCTTTAATAGAAATATAAACTTTTCCATAATTAGGTGTTGAATGGTCTTCCCCACCCCACACTTGAACAGCGTCAGCATTTGCATATAAAGCTTTCACTCTAGTTTTATAATCGTCTGATGTAACCGCTCTATCTTGAGCAGAATAATCTCTTGGTGCATTGTATTTTATAGAAGTAATACTTTCTGGTCCTGTTCCGCCACTTGCATTACCAACCGTTGTTATTGTTGTATCTGAAAATCCACCAATATTTCCTGACAAAGCAAAAGTTGTTGCACCATTAGCAGCATTTCTATTAGTGACAATATATTTTAAAATAATTATATTACCATCTTCAACTGCTTTACCTAAAACACCATCACCAAAATAAACTTCAAATTTTCCATTTTCAATTTCTTGTAAAAAATAAGATTTAGAGGTACTTGTTAATTCTGTAATACCTGCTGCTTTTGTATAAGTGTTAGTTGTTGAATCTGAAGCAGAATTTTGGATTTGGACCGTTAATGTAGATGTATCAGCACTAACACTAGGAATAACAAATCGTTGCTCAGTATCCGTAGTATCAACCGTATATTTGTATGTTATTAATGTTCCTTCATAAATTTTTAAATTGCTAAATGTATAAACACCATCAACAGGTTGAATACTCACATCAGCATTATTAACAAAAGTATAAGATTGACTATTTAATGTAGTTGTAAATTTTGTTCCTCTTGTCATTGTTAAAGTAGAACCAGTAGCGTCACCAACTACAACATTAATAGTTGCTGTTGCTGATTTAGAACTTGTTGGTGTATAACCAACTGCCTTTGCTAATGAAACCACACTTGAGCGCATATCAGCACTATCCATAAACATTTCATTGGCCAACATATTAGCATTATAACCGAGATAGTGAGTATTATAAGCAAGTAAATCTAGGAGAACGGACATACCTGAACCCTCAAAATCATAATCTCTAAATTCTGTTTGATTTGAAAGGTATGCTTTTAAATTTGCTTTAATACTATCAAAATCTAATTGTGATATATCTAACTTTGTTGCCATTTTATCTTAATCTCTCTAAAAAATTTTCTACTACTACTGGTTCAGGATAATTTAATACATAAAAAGAAATTGTAGCCATATAACCATTTCTATCATATGATGGTTGACTATTCACTTGGACCAATCGAACTCTAGGCTCGTGATTCTTTATTAATAAATGAATCTGTTTTGAAATAAGATGATTCATTTGAGGCGTTAAATTTTCAAATAACATCGCTCTCAAATTAGACCCTATTTCGGGATGGAAAGGTTTTTCATAATGATTTAAATTAATAAGGTTTTTGACACTTCTTTTTACGGCTTCAATGTCTGTAAGCTTATTAACATCTTTAGTAACCGTATTATATGAAAAATCAAGATTTAAGTCCTTGTAAATCCTAGAACTTCTTGTGCTTTCATTTGTTTGTGTAGCGTCATACCTTGACATTTAATCTCTCCCTACTACTATTTATACTGGATTATCCAATATTTACATCCGAAGAACCACCAGTCCTTGGATGTGTGCAAGTATCAGCGTCACCTTCTCTATTAACAGGAATACCGTTGCATTTCACCGTTGAACTGCCGTTAGCGGTATCCCAAGCATTTACAGCGTGTATTCCTACACCGTGTCCTGTTCCTTTAGAACCATCAACAGCAAGCAATTTACTATTACAATAAACATTATCTTGAGGTATTGTAGTAATTGTTCCTCCAGCTGTATTAGCGTCACTCATTCTGTGAGCTTTATTACCCATTACAGATTATCTATTGCCCAACTTATTGCAGAATCCATATCTTTGAAGTCCATTGTTCTACCATTGTGTGATTTAATTTCAATTCTATCACCAACTTCTTTAACTTCTTTGAAATATTTTTTCCAATCAGGATCTGCTGCCTTTTTAACTTCTTTTTTAACTGCCTTTTTCGGAAGAACTTTTTTAACCGCACTTTTAACCGATTTAGCAATTTTACTAGTTTTCTTAGCCATTAGTAAGTCTCCTATTTTTTACTTTTCTTTTTTTTCTTTATAGTCTTTTTTACTTTAGAGGCAGGTTTTGTTTTAGTTGTTTTTTTAGACCAACCTTTAACATCTTTCTTACCCCAATTTTTCCAAAGTGAATCAAAAAATCCCATTTGTTTTCTCCTTTATTAAATTATTCAATAGGTCCTTCCACAACTCCTTGTTTTACTAAATTTTGTCTATTTGACATATGTTTAGCTTGAACATCATCTTTACTGCCACCAAAATATGGAACAGCGTGACCTTCTTCACAAAGAACTTCAGCACATTTGCGACCATCATTAGTCTTAAAATCACCAAGAATACGACCAAATTTACCTTTCATATCTTCACCACTTTTTGACACTTGGGTTTTCAGAATAGCATCGGAACCTAATAATTCTGTTAATCGTGCTTTTGACGCTAATCCAAATTTCTTTTCTATTAAATCTCTTGTTCTGGACTCCGGAGTATCTATACCCATAATTCGGACTCTTTCATTTCTTAACCAAACTCCGAATCCTAGGTCAATATCAACATCCACGGTATCTCCATCAACTACTTTTAAGATTTTTACTCTATATTCATACATAGAACTATTTATAAAGGGTTGACAGCCGCCTTAAAATATAGTATAATAGTATTATGGATGAAGATACAAAAATAATGATAGAAACCCAAACAGATTTAATTAATCTTTTGGCAAAATACCCGAATCACGGTTTACAATCGTTGGCAATGGTTCTAAAAACCGTTGTGGATTGTTATGTGATAAAATTAGGCGAAGAAGGTGCAACGAAAATATTGGAAACTGCCATCGATTCGATAAATGACGGAAAACATAGTCATTTTTTGGGCGAAATGCCGAAAAATACAATAAATTAGTCGCATAAAATAAGGGTTTTTCTCTAAAAATCGCAGAAAATAAGGGTTTTCTGGAATAATTGGAAAAAAATGGATATTTCGCAGAAAATAAGGGTTTTTTAAGTCCGATTTCGCTTGCAATCGACCCCAAATAGTATATACTATAAGTATGAAAATCGAAAAAAGCCAAATAATCAAAGATTTAATGAATATTCAAAAAAATCCACATACTAATAATATTGTGAATTGTAAAATTGATGTTCTTATTAATAAATTGATACAAACCGATTCAATAGATTGTGTTTTTTCTAAAGAATCATATTTAAGAAGTAATTTAGAAAACAAAGTTGTAGTGTCACCGACAAATGACTTTGATTTTTACCATTTTGTAAAGGAGAATGTATAATATGGGTAAAGTGAAAAATATGGCGTGGGATAGTGCCTCTAAATTTTTAGAAAATATCCAATTGGATATCGAAAAAGGTATCTTAACTAAATCTGAAGCACTTGCAAAAATGCAAAATTCAGATGAAGCATTATACCTTGAAGGTATTAATAATGCTGATGACGCCGAGGAATTTGTTGATTCCATCGGCGGTATTAATTTAAGACAAGTTTAATTGAAAGGAAAATTTATATTATGAGTAATATTTTAGTGTCTATTAATAAAAAAATTTCATTGTTGAATAATGATGAAATCAATGCTGTTGTTAGTATGATTAAAAATCGTAGAAGTGAATTAAGTATGAATGCTGGTTCAAAATTACATATTGGCCAAAAGGTTCAATTTTCAGGTCGTAGAGGACTTGTAAAAGGTGTAATTAGTAAAATTAATATGAAAACTGCTATTGTTTCAACTGATACAATGGGACAATGGAAAGTATCAATGACTCTATTAGAGGCTGCCTAATGAGTTATGATATTTTATATTGTATTGCAGTAATTATGTATTGCATTGTATCAACGGTATGGTTATTAACGAGATGATAATTAAAGTAGGTGATAAAGTGGAAATTAAAAGAGGATTTAATCCTCTTTTAAGGGATGGTATAATTACAGATATTAATATTTCAACAAATGCAGAAACCGACCCTGCTGGGGAAAATGGTCCAAGTGTAAAAGAATTAGATTTAAGTTTAAACTATTCAGGTTCGATAACATACGAAGATGTTACCTTTGACCAAAACGGCAATATGCATTGGGCATATTTTGGACAAATAAAGAGAGAGGATAATAATGGAAAATAATTTAGAACTAGACATTTATATAAACGGCTTTACAAACAAAATAGATGTTATACAAAATATAATTGATAAATGCCAAGATGGAAATGGATATGACGCTATAGACGATTTGCAAGCTTTAAAAGAAATAGAAGAAAAAGAAAAAATGAGGAAACAATGCCAGTAAATTTAACAGAAACACCCCAAAATCTATTTGCAGTTGTAGATAGTAAAACAAATAAAATTGTAGAAGAAGGATTTAAAGATAAAAAATCTGCTAAAGTAAAAAGAAACGAATTAAATAAACCGTTTAAAGAAAAAGAAACAAAAACTAATAAACCAAAAAAAGATTCTATGCCTAGATACATAGTAAAAAAAGGAAAGGACCATATACATTATGATTGATTATAAATTTAAAGAAAATGAAATATTAAATGATATTAAAAAATATATTGATGAAACATATTCATCACATTATGCCAAATCTACTAAACAAGCAACTGAAATAATTATTGACCAAGGACACGGAACTGGTTTCTGTATGGGCAATATATTAAAGTATGCTCAACGATACGGCAAAAAAGAAGGTCGCAATAAAAAAGACCTATTAAAAGTTATTCATTATGCGATTATACAATTATCACAAGACCATTATACACCTAGTGGTCCTACTCAACAAATGATAGATGATAATACTATCGGAATTGGAGAGTTAGAATAATGAATCTTATAGCAGCAATCATAATTGCAATAGCAATTTATTCAACAACCGACCATCATAAGGAAAAACAATGCACCGATGATGGTTGTCCTAGTTGGCACGAAAAGCAATAAATTCCAAATATAAAAAAAGGGAGACCGAAGCCTCCCTTATGGGCTGGAAATGCCCGACTTTTAGAAACTATACTTTGTACCTAGTGACCATTTATCTTGGTCGGTACCAGTATCGTTATCAACTTGTTCTGCTTCAGCATAAAGTGTCAAACCAGTTGCCACTTCTTTAGAAACACCCACGGTTGTATAATTTGCAGTTCCTTCCTTATCACCATATCCCAATGAGAATATAGAATAAGTTCCTGCAACTTCCCAACCTGTTAGGTCAGTAGCAGCATCTTTAATCGTATATGATGTTGCAATATTTAATGGACCCAGGTCAGTTGAACTACCTGCACCCCAATAGGAAATATCGTTCACCACATCATCAGCATAACCTACTGATATATCTGAACCACTAATGTTCGCTGATAAAGTAATTTCATATTCATCAATACCATCTTCTCCAGAAGAACCATCAACTATTGCTAATGAATCTAATGTAAGAGGACCATTTGATGAACTTAATGCTATACTATTAGAACTTCTACTTGCATAACTGAAATCAGCAGAACCGCCATAGACATTAAACACGCCTGACTTACCACCAATGTTATCTGTAAAAGGGTGTGATTGACGACCCACAGACGCTTGTATTTGACCTGTATCAAGACCAACATATGCTAATCTTGAATCAAATGTATCGCTACCTGAATCGTCTGAATCAATACCTACTTCTAATTTTGCAAATCCACTTAAGCTCGAACCTTCAACTGGAGAAGAAATATCTAAACCAATTTTGGATCCGTTATCTTCTAATTTAGAATACGAAGTTCCTGATGTGTTTTCGTCATTGGATAATTTATAGTTAAATGCACCGTAAACATCCACATCAGCAGCAACTGCCGTACCTGTAAATAAAAAAACACCAGCAATTATTGCTAGTATTTGTTTGCTTTTAATCATTAAGGACTCCTTTTTATTTTAAGAGGGTTTCAAATTTGATATCTCAAACTTCACATTATATAATAACTATTTATGGTTTTTACCTTCTCATACCCTTGTTTGCTTGCTTTTCTTCCAAAGCTTTTTTCATTTTGGGTGTCATATAAGGTTCAGGCACCTGAAAGCCTTTTTTCTTTCGACCAATAGGTATCTTCACCCAACGGTCAATGTCATTACCTTTTTTATTCTTGTATTGCACTCGAACATAATGACCTTTAATGCTCTTCTGAACATCATATAAAGCTTGTTTCAAGCCTTTATATTCTTTTGATTCAATTTCTGAACCATCTAATGTTTCAAATGTAAATTGTTTCATCCAATTGCCTCCATCAAATAATGTATCACTCGATATGGATCCGCATTAGCAGCAGGTCGTCTGTCTTCCAGATAACCATTGTAATCATTGTCTATCGTTTTAATTGGTATGCGAATACTTGCACCTCTATCACCTTCACCATAACTGAACTTATCAATGGATTGTGTTTCGTGTAATCCTGTTAAGCGTTTGTCATTGTCTGGACCATAATCACTTGCAACTCGTTGAGCATTATGGTGTTTACCAATGGAATCACAAATGCCATACAAATAGGACTTACTGCCATTGTTTCGCATTTTATCATTACTAAAGTTAATGTGCATACCTGAACCATTCCAATCACCTGGTATGGGTTTAGGGCTAAAGTCAATACTGACACAATGCTTTTCTGCTATTCTATGCAATAAGTATCTACTCACCCATAAGTCATCGGCCGCTTGTATGCCTTTACCTAATATCTGATATTCCCATTGACCCAATGCTACTTCGGCATTAATGCCTCGTATGTCAATACCCACATTCAAACAAGCATTCAAATGTTCTTCAGCGATTTGACGACCAACAACATTATTACTACCAACACCACAATAGTATTCACCTTGTGGGCGTGGGTATATTTGTGTCACCGATAAGTCATTATCATCATCTCTTGGTTGAGGCCAACCTAACGGCATTTCGTTCTGAAACAGAAAGTATTCCTGTTCAAAGGAAAACCACCAATCCTCTTCGGCATTCACTAATTCGTTTAGCGCTTCCCGTTTATTCGTTATATGAGCTTTATTCGCAGAATCATAGACTTGACAAAAGACGATTTTTTTCCCATCATATGATTTATATTCACGGACAGGAACCAATATACAATCAGACGCTTCCCCCTCTGCTTGTTTCGTAGAGGAACCATCAAATGACCATAATGGCGCATCCATCATACCATACGCCTTTTCGACATTATTCTTTACTTTAATTTTACTACGGAGATTAGGGACAGGAGAATACCCATCCAACCAGACATATTCTAATATCATACAATTCCTTTATACTATATTCGCTTAACTATATATACTATTT